ATCTGCTCTCTGCTCATCAGTTTTTGGCTTATGATCTGGTCGAACTAAACAATAGTACTTATGCATGTGGCATGTCAACATCAACGTAACCAAAACAGGCATTTTCCGTCCGTCACTTCGTTTTGACCACCAGATCGACCGAAAGTTTGGACTCAAAGAGTCTAGCCGAAGATTAATATCCGGCACCATATCCACGTTAATACAACGTAAAAATGCCTGAAATAAAAGTTCGGCTCTTTCAGGACCGTGATCAATCTTAATTCGAACGGCATTAGCAACTCTTTTATCCATTGCCTTAGCTAAATCCGCTGGATGACGAAGAGCCCTTGGAGGTTGAGGAGACTTAATCTTACTAACAAGAGACAATCTTGGGAATTCCTGAGGCATCTCAGAAGCCTTAACCAGGTCCACCCAAGTACCCCTAGGCCAATCACCAAACCAACCAAGCCTCTCACCAAGTTCCACAGAATCATCATTTCTATAATACAAAGTGTCAATCACACTTTGAATTACATCAATAGAAATGAACTTTCCTACATTTTCAGCGGCCCACTTAATTCGAATTGGCCTAGCAACAGTCCAAATCCAAGGTTCAGTGATGGCACCGCTGAGAGGGCCAACATGTGCCAACATACTCATCCACTGTTCCTCAAGGGGCCCAATTGGAGGGTTACGAATTCGGAAAAACTTTCCCTCACGAACTGTAAAAGCTCCTCCCAAATGAAGATAGTTCTTCTGAATGAATTCTGTTTTTTCAGGCGGAGAAAACTCCTGAAGATTCCCCTTTTTGAGCCAATTTGACAATTTATCATACGGATCCACTGTATAATAAGTGAACTCATCTTCTGTGCGACTCAAAGCAACGACTAAATGCTCATTGGAGTTATAAATGTCTAAAGCATTTACCTTAAGACGAATCAAAGCAACTGACTGTCCCCTGTCACCTTGCCTCTCATGAATCGTGTTAACATCCATATGCTTATGACAAATCTTCATTGATGTCTTTTCATCCTTTCTAAAGGTCAAATACATATCATGACCCGGCGGAACCGCCGAAGGTCCAGTGATGTAAACCAATTGGCAGCGGCCAACACGGTTATTGCCCTGAAGATAGTTCCTTCCATAAGTGGCATAATGAGGAGCAAGAAGATCAACAATTGCCTTAGGATTTCTAAAGCTAACTTCATGCCCAACAACACTAGACCAAGGAAATTTCCTACCCGAAAGTTGAAATTTTCGAGTTTGGGGATAGTAGGGTATTTGTAAAGGATCCCCCGAAGCCCTAATCGTGACAGGTCGAAGCTTACGTCGAATTAATTCAATAGCACCAGGGTGCGTTAAGAGAGCCTCATCCACCCAAACGATTGAAATCGAACGACCGTCATAACCATTAATAACAAGAGAATCAATTGTCTGAGCCAAGAAACCCTCAGAAACAAACTCCTGGCAATTAAGCT